AACATTTTACAATAACGGGGAATTGACCCTTTCTTACGACTGTTTTTCAGATCTAGCGCAAGACAATAGTGTAATGATAGAACATAGAATAGAGGCTGCCAAATACCTGTTTGTTTCCAATTCTGATAGTCTTATCAATATCTCAAAAGAGGTTATACTGGATGTTATTCAAATTTATTCTCTTCCGTCTGAATACAGATACGATATTATAGCTTCTTTTATATCTCCCACAACTGTCATACGAATTCGAAGTATTTTCAATTCTGAAAAATTGAGTTCATATTATGATGAAGAATTTGTTAGAGATCTTCAGGTCAAGTTTTTTAGTGATGATAGAAATGGTATGAGACAACGCATTCTATCAGGCCAACATATACTTCAAATAGAGAATATAGACGATTACTTTAAAAATGAGGTTGTGGAATTCCTTCTGGATTTTGCCTCTAATATACATTCACCGGAAATTCAAGCTGCAGATGCAGCTGATGTAGTCCTTAGACTTGGAGGGAAAATTCAAGCTGCTAAAGCAAGGGACATCATCATCAATCTTGGAAGAAGTACAGTTGGTACCAAGGCGAGGGATTCGACCATCTATACAGACTCTCAAAATGTGCACAACAAGAGTATAAATACCTTTGCCAATGAATTTATAGAAAAGATGATCAAGGCCAGTGAACAATCTGGTTTGAGATCGTTTGCAGATGTACACCGAGAGGTTGGAGATTATGTCAGATCTGTTTTAACAGATCTGGATGACAGAAACAAGGCTTATAGATCCCTCAACAGAATTAGCATAGATACTGCAACTTTTACAAAGTCTAGAATAACAATCGCCGAGATATTTGTTCATGTGTGGATGCGTATAAAGAACGCCGATCCTGAGGTTATTAATGACATGAAAATGAGAATGATTAACGAACTTGTTGATATGAGTGGAACCTGTTCGTCAGGCCATTCTGCAAGATTGGTTAATGTTTTGAGTGTTTATGATTCCACGCTTAGGATTAGTTGGGAAGATCAGGTTAAGGCTAACGTGTCTGGAAGGATGAACGCATATATTAAAAACTCCGGAGATCAAATGAGAGAACAGATAGCAGTGGGGATGTTTGAAGATGCAGACAATGAAGACAGGAAGATAGCCAAGCATTTCATTGATGAAAAACTTGAAGAGTTGTATAAAATTTTATACAATGAATTTGTGGAGGAAGGCTACCTCAAAGAAACCGAATTTCAAAGATATTTTACTCAATCATCCAAACGTTGGAGATTAAAATAACCTCATTCCAAGAGGGTTTTAAGGATCGATTTGTCTTCATAAGATTTGTCTGGTACAAGGATTTAATTGAGCTTTTTTCACATTCTGAGAATGTGAAAAATGAGATAAATAATACGTAACATACGCCTGTATCTTGGGTCATGAAATATATTTACGGGTTGGTATTTCTTCTTGGTTTATCCGTATTATTATACCTGTATAACAACGTGTTGGAATGCCATACATCAGAATATGAGATTTTGATCTCTGAACCAGCTAATGGGGAGGTTATTTCTCAAGAACACTTTCGAAAGTGTTGGATAACCACAGTCTCAGATGGGGAGAAAATTTATTACAATGAGAATGGAACACAATGGCGCCTGGGAACTCGGTATTGTTGGAAAATGGACATATTCTCTTGGATTATCGTATTCTAGTTGCCTGTAATGAATCACGTTCTGATTTTTCTTTGAACAAAGAAAAATCAATGGAGGTTTCCTCAATCTCAGAATTACCGCTCTTCACTCCTCGGCCACCTCTGAAAAATCCATTCTCAAAAGTTTTATTACACCTACTGTTAAATCTGAATCTGTTTCGGATGGGGATGGTATGTGAACACCAACCATAAACATTGTCATAGGATCATACTGTTCATTGAGGAAAGATGAGTTTGGACTCCTCTCCACAAAATCTTTCCAAACGGTTGATTCTTGCTGAACATAAAAGAACCTGATTTTCATCTCCTTATCATCGTCTTCCAACACCTTGAAAATGCTCATTCCTGGACCATTCTGAAGGGCTTGTTCCTTAATAGTTTCTTTACATTGGTCTATAACAGAAAACAAGGCTGTTTGTAATTTTTGGCTAGTCTCCATTTTGATTGATTAATATTAGCGAATCTTTATGTCATTTTATATGAAGGGCCACATCAAAGGTGTGATTCAAGAATAAATCGATAGATCTATCGTAGTTTATTTCCCCTCTTGGCAGCCTCGTAATAATCATATGGACTTGGATCATCTAGGTAATCTGGTTCGTCCTCATCTTCATCAATGGAAGGAGGGAGAAAATATACCCCATTATCAAGCAATCCGTCAGTCCAAATATCCACCGTTTGATCAAATTCAAAACTAATATCAATGTCCATGATTAAATTCATTTTAAAGATAATATTTAATCTCATTTTTCTTTTGAGTGAAGGTAGCAGGTTACCAAAAAATTTAATAAAAAATTTTCAATTAGAAACAGCAAGTTGAATATACAAGAAAGATTCAATGACCTCGCCTGAAAGCTTTGTAATCAAGAATCTTGAACACTATGAAAAGTATGGGGAGGATTGGGTGTGTCCCGGAATGGTATCCTACTTAACAGCTTTGAAAGAGTCTGGATTCAAACCCAATGTAATTTATGATATTGGAAGCTGTGTTGGACACTGGTCCAGAATTGCAAGTAGAATTTTCCCTGAAGCCAGCATATTTTGTTTTGAACCCAATCCAGACGCATCTATACTTTACATCAGGGTTGACAAAGAATTCGACTCGTGTCTAGCCTTCAAGGACATGCCCCAAACTAGAGTCTATCCCGTTTTGTTGAGTGATGTGGACGGACAGGAGTTGAAATTCCACTACTCCAAGGAGCATATCAATGGAAACTCTTACTACAAGGAGAATTCCGAACACTTTGATAATCACATCATTATGACCAGTAGAAGTTTGGATTCTTTTGATCTACCCCCACCAGATTTAGTGAAAATAGATGTTCAAGGAGCCGAGATGGATGTTATCAGGGGAGGTATCAAAAAGATTTGTGAAACTCAACATCTTGTTGTTGAAATGCAACATACAGAATACAATCTCGGAGCTCCACAAGTAGGTGAAACAAAGCCGTTTATAGAATCGCTTGGATTTAAATTCAGAGAAAATATTCACAAGTCACTTTATGATGGAGATTATACATTTGAGAAAGTCCAAACAGTGGTGGAAAATAACCAGTAGTATCAATCCAATGGGTATCCAAACTTGGGGTGGATACCTCTTTTCCAAAGGGGGTAGCCTTGGAAAATTAAGGATTTTAACAATTGTAAAACAATTGTTAAAAATTTTATCAAGGTGTTATTGAAGTTGTAGATAGCATGATCTACACACTGGCATGTACTCTTCAGAACCCCCAACTTTAACAACCGATTCATCTCCATGTTCTATTCTATGCGTGTAAATAGCCCTCTTTCTGCATCCAGTTTTTGAGCATTGTTTGCAAAACGCGGAGAGGTGTATAACAAAATCTGCATGTCTCAACAGGTCTAGAATATTTCCAAACCCATTTCTATTAAAATCTGAACACAAGCCTGCAACATATACGATTTTTCCATGGTCGGCATAGGACAAGACAGTGTCGTTATTGGGGGTATCAAAGAATTGGTATTCATCTATTCCTATAACTTGAAATTCATCGACGCTTTCTAATGGGGGGAGACTGGAAGTCTTGATAAAAGAGATCATCTCGGACTCGATTGAAAAAGTTTCGGAGGCCTTTCCATACATGAGATTATGAGTGGTGAAAGATTCACTTTTAGAACCAGGAATCTCCCTGGTATCCATTTCGTTGTTAATGTATAAAACTTTCAGGCCTATAGAAGCTTCAGACATTAATTTTCCCAAGAGTGATGTTGTTTTCGAGGCAAACATTGGCCCAAACAAAACTGTTAGAGAACCTTCCATTTATCTATGGGTTGTTATGTCATCGTTGAGATCATTTTTTAAAAGATTCAGTACCATCTCTGATACTGAATCATTTTTTTATTCCGTCACTCTAAAGGCAATCTCTTCATCTGGTTTTTCATTCATCAAATCTCCTATTCTGGCCTTTGAATTATCATCAAATACCCATCCTTCCTCTCCATATTCATCATCCACCCAATTGTCAAAATCTTCATTAAAGGAGGATAAATCGTCCTCGTATTTTTTGAAAACATCCGAGGAATCAAAGGCAATAATCAACCTGACTCTTTTTGATCTATCTTTTTTGGAGTGTAAAATCTTAACAGACACCGATGCATACACACAGCCTCCTTCTTCCCCTTCATCTTCATCAATTCTGGAGAGAATCCCCCTAAATTCTTCCTCACAACTCTTGACTTTTTTATCATTGACTATTGCATCTTCCAACAGGTCCTCAGTTAGCCAAGTCCATTTATTTTCCTTGCAGACCTCAATCTCGTCATCTGTGAAATAATCAACAGATTGGAGCTTCGGAAACTCCTCTGGATCAACATCCAGATTTTGAATACCAATGACAACCTTAGTCTTTCTAATTTTCCCAGTTTCTTTGGATGTTATTCTCATCATGAAAAAAACGAATCCATCATCATTCTCATAATTCCCCCATTTATTCTTCTTAATGACAGGTTTTCTAGACTCATTCTCTTTGACTTTTTTAACCTCCTCCTTAACCTTCTGGACCTTTGGTTTATCCTCTAAAACTTTGGACATCTCTCCCTTTTGGAAGGCTTCGTTATCTACAATTTCAAGATGATCATGCTTGTACTTCCCAAAATATTCGTTCACACTTTCCCTGGAGGTGATGCACTTGTCAACAATCTCCTTTGACACCCCTTCTGCTAAAAGTCTATATCTAATCTCTTGAAGAGATTCCATAACAGCTTTTTGCAAGTTTTGTTCTAATGTTTGTTGGAAATTCATGGTTGGTAAACTTATCTTGAATCCAAATTATTATATCATTTTTCCTACGGATACTTCTATTTCTGATTTGTAAAAGGTAAATAGATGGGTGCTAGTATATCCATAAATAAATCAGAACAGGACGCTGAGGCATATTTAGCGAACCAGTTTTCAAGCAGTTGTGATATATCATGCCAAAACATAATGTCAAACGTGGATATAGATCTGATAAACACAAATATTGGGGGAGGTATATTATTAACTCAAAGTTGTACAACAAATGGAAACTGTGTTTCAAACAACAGTATGGATGCTACATCTGATATATCCTTCAAGGGTTTGCAATCTTCAAATGCCGGGCAGGCTTGGAGTATTTGGAGTGGTAATCCATTTTCATTTGACACGGCTGTAAATATTTCAAGACAGACCATGAAAGAAACTATCTTGCAGACCAGCAATCAGAAGTGTAATGTTTCATCTCTGAACCAGATGAATGACATCTCCATTTATGCTCAAAATTCAAACATTGGGGGAGCTATAAAACTCAGTCAAACAGGGGATGTTTCATCTGGATCTTGTCAAATGGGAAATATTATGACTGCTGCAGCCAAAGCCACTGGAATCTCCCAACAAACTGCTTCCAGTGGAAAAGACAAGAAGGCTCAATCTGGGTTAGGAACTGTGGCTGTTATAATTATTTCCATAGCTGTTCTTGTGGTCATCTTCATTCTTGCCAAGATTATTCTGGGAAACGTGAGGTCTACAAAATTTAGTGACGAGATGAGTTTGGCAACTAGTGCCAGGGCGAAAGCTGGATGCCCAGGTGGACTGAAAGCCATGAAAAGTCCAAGTGGTAAAGTTGTTATAGACCCACGAAATAACCTTCCAGTTTGCCCTCCAGGGCCATATCCAGAAATGGAAGAAATGGCTAAAAGAATTTTGAAGGGATAAAATATTTTCACGATTCGTTGAATCGTGAAAATTCTATCGTTCATTGCATATAGTATAAACCTTTTTCTTTCAACCATCGTTGCAGGTTAAGACAAATTTGTTCTTTATTCAACGTTTTCATAAGGATGATTATCCTTGCAAGATCTTCTTTGGAGATTTTTTCAAGATTTATTCTTTCCATCAACTTTTTATCCGTATGGGAGATACTGGATATAAGTTTGAGAAGCTCATTTCTAGACTTGCTCAAAATAGTTTTGTTGGTAGATGGAAGAACCGAAGGTTCATTGTGTTTCAGATATATATCAAGGGTTATTTCTTGAAGATTTCTCACAGTTCTGGTTTTACAAACACGCCCATTTAGACCTTCAAATTTAATCCAAAATGTGTCATTTCCCTTCTTTCTAGACTCCTCTGTTTCCTCTCCTATAATACCATATGGATTGTTCTTAAACTGATCCTTGGCCTCATTCTCCCTGATAGACTTGATTTCATTAATATACTTCTTTTCTTCATCGTTTGTGGCTGTGTACCAAATCTTTCTTTCGTTGTCAAAAACTCTTCGAGAACCAGTCACGATTACAGATTTCTCAACAGTGTGGTACAATACCCCTGTAAATTCGGAGGCATACATGGAGTGGATAGTGTTTCCGTCACCCATAGTTAACAACTCCTTTCCATATTTGTCCAATATCTGTGAATAGACCTTTCTTTTTCCAGGGCTTAAACCACCCTTGTTAATCATTTTGAATGCAAGCTCCACAAGAGCTATAATAGTTCTAAAGTGAATATTTTTGATATCGTTGACATTTTGACTTTTGCAGAAAGTTTTCAGCTTTCGTTGGTCCTCCTCGAGTTGGTAAATTTCGACCAAAGAAATTAGGGAAGACTTCTGTACAACCCTTGGATTTTCGATGTAAATTCGATCCATGTATGAACCATTTCCGGAATAATTTGAATCTAAAAAATAAACATTACTTTCCTCCTTTAAAAAACATATAAAACCATACCTATTGAGAATTGGTATTTTATTAGTTACAAGTTTGTTTAGAGCTCTCAAGAGTAATATTTCCTGAAATTGATCATAACCATAATCAACGAGGGCTTTGATCATGATTAGACTGAGAGTGAAACAGTTTCTAAACAGATCTTTCAGTTGTGTTGCAAGTTGATCAATATCTTTGCCAGAATAATAGGTTAATTTCCCATCGTATTCCAAAATTTCTGGAGATTGATATGTCCACGGGTAAGTATTTTTGTCAATAAGATGTGGAGGGTAGGCATCACATATATAATCACAATCTTCATAATCACAGACCCTACTCCCCTCTTTGTCAGTGTCTAGAACATTACGTTCATAGGTTAATGGACAATCAAATGCAACCTCTTTAATCAACCTGTAGATTTGAGAGTTGCTGTAATCTTTTTGTTCAGCCTTTCTGTACACATATAGATCTGTTGACTGAAGAGCTGGATTGAAAATCCTGTTCTTGAAGGGTAGAAACCCATGTTTTTTCTCCACCCTAGTCTTGGTTTTGTGAGACTTGGTGTTAACAGATGCCATCTTGTATATCTTTATAAATCTTCTGGATTCAGGCATACTATCATGTGATCCCACCCTAAACGCTCTAAATATAGCTTGATCTATTTCTGAAGAATTCCAATGTGGCATGTGAATATGAACCTGGTTAATTGATTTTAAACTAATACCCAAAGACAGCTTTTTGGTGCCTATAATGACCTGGCAATATTCACCATTATCATTTCTGGGGTCATTAAATAACCCATCCAATAGAGAGTGAATTTGGCCTGGACTGTTAATTGTTCCTCCTGCAGATGAAATTAAAGCAAATCTTTTTCTCTTTCCGAGAGTATCTTTCTTGAACTGATCCACCGTGTGTGTGATGTTTCTCAAAGACGAGAATCCAAAGAGTTCAAGTATAAGTCCAAATACTATCACACCCCCGCAATTTCGTACAAAATCATTATACACGAATACCTTTTCATCCGGGTGTTCCAGGATAAACTCAATCGAAGCTGCATACTTGGAAGAATATTTCTTGAGGTTTTTCTTTATCTCATTCCCAATCCTTTTGTCTTTGAAGGAGTAGATTCCGTTTTTGAACTGAACATACCTGTTGAAAGAATCTGAATCATAAACACCTTCATTTGTATCCAATGTTGGAAACACAAAGTTATTGGCATTTCTGGCCAGATATTGAAGTCCTTTATCATCTTCATCTTTCATGGCCTTCTGGGACCACTTCATCTGAAACTCACTCATACCACATGGATAAATGATGGCTTTCTTCATCCAGGGTTTTACAACTCCAATCTCCTCTCTATCTGCCATTGTTGTCATTGCCCTGATATAAGAGATTTTACCCTTCAGAAGCTTCTTCAATTCGATGGCCTTCTCTTTCTTCAACATTCTAACTCCATGTTTCTTCTCGAAAAACTCCTTGTAAAATTTGTTCTTTACAGGGAGTTGTTCCCCCTTTTCTAAAAAGAGATTGGCCACGTAGGCAAACTCGTAGGTTTTATCCCAAATAACAGTTCCAGTCAACCCTATAATAACGCAGTTTTCAACTGTGTGAAGTAGGTGAAATAACTTGTCATAATACTCAACTGAGGGACGCCTCAATTCACCCTCTCCATCTATCCTCTTTTTACTGGCTCCTATACTTCCAAAAATATGAATCTCATCGATGATGATGACCCTGTTATTGTATCGTTTTTTAATCAGCTCTTCATCTTCAGGGAGCCTTTTGAGAAACATCTCAAACGAAATAATTTCGTAACTTTTGTTAACGGCTTTCTTGATAAACATTTGACGTCTTCTCTCTGTCTGCACCCCTGTAAAGCTTGGATCGTAATCTCCGGCCGTGCACCTGGTAACAATCTCTTTCCTATAGTTTCTAACCAGAGTTTCGCTAGGTACAAGAACAAGAGCCTTGGGTCTGGGTTTACCATCTATCAACCTGTATTTGAAATACTCCGCTATCAAACAAGATTCCATCGTCTTTCCAGATCCCATTTCATGTATAACAAGACCCCTTGTATATTCTGTGTGTGGTGAAAAATACCTCCTAATAATCTCCTGATGAAACATTGGAATTCCTCTCTCTGATGGAACATATTCAAACCTGCTAAGTTTGAGATCTTGAAACTCTTTTTTAGAGGCTAATTTGTATGTGAATTTTTTATCGTCAATACTTGGATAAGTTGGTATAAATTTAGAGATTAGTTCAGGATCCACCTCCATTTATTATCATTCTAGAATTTATCCTTCTAGAGATTCTTCCTAATTCACAGAATTAGGAATGATTGAGCGACCACCTACTTCTTGAAACACGAAGTGCAACCTCCATTTGCCCCATGTTTTCTCAGATTAATAACTCTGTTAAATGCCCCAACAAATCCATCAATAACCACTGGTAGAAAAGTCTCCGTGAATTCGAGGGCAATAAGTTCATATTCTGCTGGGATAAGATCAGAATCATCGATAATCTTGACAATAACCCTAATAACAAGATTTTTCTTTTGAGGGCCAGAAAGATCTCGATATTTTTCCACAGATTCCATAGCCAATTGAGTTAAATGGATCAAATCGGAAACATTCACCCTCTTTCTCCCCACACTGTTAATAACAATGCTGTAGACCTCGTCCAGATACTCATCAATGTTATCTTCCATCTTAGTACTAGGATTTGACTTCTTTATTTTTGTTTTTCATGTTGGACTCCAAGGTATACCAACCCCTTCAAACTTTCTTCAAAATAGAATCCATCGTACTTCACAATTTCTCAGACAATCTGGGAGTGAGGTCAATTGATTATGAGAACAATCCAAATATTCACAGTTTTCAAGACAATCTGGAATTGAGGTTAATCTGTTATGTTGACAACTCAAGTGTTTACACTTTCCAAGACAGTCTGGAAATGAGGTTAATAGATTATATTTACATACCAAGTACTTACAATTTCCCAGGCCGTTAGGACCTTCTGGAAGTGAGGTTAATTGATTCCAAGAACAATATATTGTTTCACATTTTCCAAGACAGTCTGGAAGTGAGGTCAATTGATTATGAGAACAAAATAATATTTTACAATTTACCAGACAGTCTGGAAGAGAGGTTAATTGATTCCAATAACATTGTAAATCTTCACAATTTCCAAGACAATCTGGAAGTGAGGTTAATTTGTGGTTAAAAGAACAATTCAAGTATTTACAATTTCCCAAACTGTCTGGAAGTGAGGTCAATTGATTAAAAGAACAATTCAGGTACTCGATATTGGAATAGTCAATTTCTTCACCTTCGCACAGATGCTTAGCTGGGTAATATTTTGGAAGTTCTGTTAAGCCCTTGTCAGAGACAATCAATTTCTTGGAAGCCCTTTCCTTAACCTCTGATACAGACAGAGATGAAAAATCTTTATTAACCAATACCAACCTCTTCAAAGCTTCTTCAGAACAGAATTTCAACAGGTAGTTATTAAGATCAGAATAAAGATTCATGGTTATTCTTTGAAAGAATGTAGGTTTTTGATCTTATTTTTCCTCATTCCAGAATGAGGAAACAGATTGATAAACAGCCTTATAGATTCAGACTGCCAAAAAAACAGGTTTTTTAACCCCTGATGGAATAGAATTCCAACATGTACTTGTTCAGGTAAGAATAAAGATTATCGACAAAGCAATGACTAGAACTTAGAAATCTCATTTTTAAGTTAGTTTGTTTTTAAAAACAGGACATTTTGACCTGGAGAATCCAAAAGTGTTATAAAGGATCCCATGTTACCTCTAACAATGGCAGGTGAAAAGAAAACCAAACCACGTAGGCAACGCCCACAAAAGAAAACTGACAAGGAAGAAAATTCTTCTCTTGAGGAACTCCAAGAAGTTCAGCCCAAGACACGGAAACCCAAGACCAAGCCAACTCTTGAATCCCACCTCAAGAGGTATGATGATATTATCGAATTTGTGAAGACTGAAATTGACCGCAAAAAGACTAATAGTGAACCCGGTGTTCGACCTCTTCAACGAATCGGAAAGGAGCTCAAGTCTATGAGGAGCGAAGTACCAAGGATCAGCAAGAAACGAGGTTATCGCAAGAATAGTGATAATCGAGTGAGCGGATTTACTCTGGAGTGTGAGATTAGTGGAGAACTTCGTAAATTCCTTGGATTGAAGCCAAAGGATAAGGTTACCAGACGGGACGTGACAAACGCCCTTTGTGTTTATGTCCACCTTAAGGATAATGAGAAGCGCGAGGGAATGTTGAGGTGGGCTCACCTAAACAAAGATGACAGAGATTTGCGGGATGAAACCAACAAGATGCATATTGTCCCTGACAAGAACCTTGCAAAACTCTTGAATTACAATCAATACAAGAAGGATGTAAAGTCTGGAAAGATCACGTCAACATCAACCAATAAGGAAACAGGAGAGGTCACGGAAAATGTTGTATCTGATGATGGCCTGTATTACCGCACAATGCAACAACTCATTCAGGTTCACATTCCCAAAACCAAACCAGCTTTCTCGGAATAGATTGTTTTTCATCTCTCAGGATGAAAAACCTTTCAGTTTAAATTGCCTTTAAAAATCAAATTATTACATTAACACAATGTCCAACAAGATAGAATGGTTGATAGAGGATTATCCCGTGCTTAAAAACGATTGTGTGGGAAGGGCTGCAGTTGAGGGGCAACTTGTAAGTTATCCTAAAGTTGTCAGACGAACTCAAGATCCACCAATAACCAACCAAGAGATCGGGTGTGTGTCTTTCATGCTCTACCAAGAGCCACGGAAATTAAGCAATGGTAAACCTGTATATGGGTTTGTTAATCTTCGAGGAAATTGGCCCAACACAAGTGTTGCTACTATCGAAGCTAGGAAACTTATCAAAGAGGTTGACTCTAGGTATCAGATAAAACTTGCCCCTGTGGGAGCTTGGGTACCCATCACAGATGAAAACGCGTTTGTCAAGGAATTGGAGGATGTGAAAATGAATGAGGAGGAGATTCATTTGCGAGACTCGGCAGCCAAAGAGAAAAGAGAGGAACAACGTCGAATTGAGAGGGAGATTAGAGAGAGGGAAGAAGACTTGAAATCAGGTGATATTTATGATGATCCATCATCTCTGGCTTATTATACCATGAAAAGGGTAACAGAAAACAAGTTGAACGAGGCTGTCAAAGCTCAAAAACGCACTCTAGAGAACACTAAGTTAAACCTCAAGAAAGTCCGAACAGAATTGAAATTGTTGGAAAAGAATAACACAGACCATCTAGAAAATTGGATAGACTGTTACAACATGGAAAGGCGCAAGGCTGGGATTCCAGACTACATTCCATCTGAGGAAGAGTTTACAGCTTATCAGAATTTCACCCCATCTACAGATGATTTCCAACTGTTTATCCAAGAACAACACCATGACAAGAAGAGTTTTTATTCAGATATTCTCAAGGGAGAATAAATCAAGATTTAGTACTCAAGAAGTACTAAATTAATCTATATACATGATGTGCAAAAGGCCTCTTGACGAGCTTCAAGTTGTTCAACCTGTTCTTCATATTTGCTGATGGGATCAAACCCGTAAAGTGCTGTCGGACCGGCTAGAGAACCAGCAGCAACTCTTACAGATGCATCTTGGCCATAAGATTCTGTTCTAGATTCAAAGAAGAAGATAAAAATTCCAATACAAATTAGTACTATCAGTACCACTATTGATAACCCGGGAGTACGCATTATTGCTTAAAAACAAGATTATATTACTTCCAGATTCAACAGGTCTTCTTCAGTTGTGGCAACAAACGATTGATAACCAAATGATGTCAAACATGTCACCAATGTAGATGAAAATTTATCTCTAGACACTATGACAAATCGAGGTGTATTACGTAGAGTTGCTACTATTCTTCCAGTTTCAAAGATCATGTAAATATCAGATGCATTCGAATCTGAACTATCTATAACACGCATATCACAAATCTCTTCAAGTTTGTTCAAATTGTCTCTATGATGAGAAAATCTTGAGATGAAACCAATCTTGTGCACATCTTTTTTAAACTTCAAGTTAACTAGATCTGGAATATTTTCAATATCAAACATAACAATGGTAGATACTATCTGTGGAACGATGTACACAGATTTCTCTGGTTTTTTCAAAAGAATCTCCAACCCTTCCAGAATATTCTGGGCTGCTGAGGCCTCAGCATCCCTTTTTCTTCTATTCCATTCTCCTACCCTCGAAATAGGTTCGATTTCATCCAAAAGAGAAACATACACCCTACACAACCATTCTTTTTCGTGGGGGCTACCTCTAGTATCCACAATATCATATTTCACCGTCATGTTGTTTTTCATACACAACTCAGAAAGCTTTGATTTAGCTTGTGCCATTTTTGTGATCATCTGGATGATCACAAAAATAGATTAATTTTTATTCAGATTCCTCGAATATCAAATTGGACGGACTGTAACTCTGCCTGACATAATCCAATATTCTAGGTCCCAGAGTGTATCTTTCTACAAGCTCTTCTAAAGCTGCATAATCTGGCTCTGTATTAAAAGGTCTTAAATCGAAGACATCCTCGTAAGCTGGTATAGTAAAAAGTTCCCTACATCGTTTGTAATTGAGGGGGGTGGTGTCTAGAAGGATGTCTTCCATATTTTCTATTCTTCTATACTCTTCTATAAGTTCCAAGGACTTGACCAACCCAACGCCTCTTGGTTTTGAACCAGCTTTTATGGGAGGTAATTTCGCCCTTTCATTATAATCGCATGACAAGAGTATACACAGGTCCCGAAACTCCTCAAGATTTAGTTCTAACTTTTCAAGAATCGTTTTCAACACCATGCCGTATATTTTGCCTTCTCCAGGTTTGAAATCCTTGAACGCCAACATGATTGGCGTTCCATAAGCCATCACATCTGTATCTTCTGTAAGAACAGCTGTGACATAACCTTTTATAGCAAGATAGGAACACAGAGTTTCTGCTTCTCCAGGGGAATGATAACAAGCCAAACCCAAGGATTTGACAATTTCCTTGGCTTCTTCTGTATGCTCTGGGGTTATTGGAGCTGTCTGTTTTGTCAACCTTTCTATAACCTCGGTCAAGGCATCGCAGACAAACCCAGGTTTGTCCATATCAACAAACCACCCTTTTCTTCTGGTCCCAATAAGATTCTTACACTCTTCTTTGATATCCGCATTCCAGGCGTCTTTATCAGGGCCGATGTATCTATCTCTTATGACATCTCTCATTCTCTTACAATTCTCCATTCTAGTTATATCTTTTTGGGCCTGTCTTCTTCGTCTTTCTCGTTCCTGAATTTTTTCAGGAGGAAAATCAGGTCCATCAAAAATACACACACATTTTATTTTGTAGCGCTTTAGTGTGCAAAGAAGAATAACAAAGCTTGTTCTCCACCTATCTCCAGCCGTTTTGATAAGTTTGTAAAGGAAAACCGAGATATCAACAGCTACACTAATACCTGATAGATCGTATAAATCGAGAGTTAACAATTCTTCAGGACACTTGCGTTTGATGATCTTGTAGAAATCCTTGATCCCCATTCTAAATAATCAACATTCTGACTTTATACATGGTATAATTTTTATCGAAGAAATCTAAAGGGTACTTGGGGTAAATAAAATGGAAGGATTAATTCATAACATGACAATTGAGGAATTCAGGGTTGTTAAAGCTCTGAGAACCTTTTTTGATCAAGAGAGTTTTGACGAAGTATACATGCAGAATAGACTTGGAATCATGCCAGCTTGTGAAGACCCTGAAAATGTCACATCCATGATATACATGGGGGAAGTTTGGCCACTTCCACAAACAAACCAAATGTGGCTTGAAGACGAACTGTTGAAAAATAAAACAACACAGGCTATCCACACCCTTACAACTTCCTATAGGCAAGAAGTTTCTCCTATTGTCGGAAGACACAAGGTTATTTTTCCCCTTTACGAGTTTGAATCAAAGGGTGAGTTTGAAGATCTTCAAAACCTTATGGACAACCTGATGAAACACTTTGGATTTCCACTTCCAGAGGGAATGGATCGTTACCCTAGAGTCACCTATGAAGAAGCGTGCAAAAAATATGGTGTTTCTATCCTGGAAAGGGAACACGAAGCCCTTTTGGAAAAGGATTTTGGACCAGTTGTTCTACTTGTTAAATTTCCAATGAGATCTGACCCATTTTGGAATATGAAGCTTGTTCATGATGATGGAGAAACATATCTAACAAAAGAACAAATCACACATCCAGACAGGTTGAGTTACAAAATGGATGTTATCGTGGGAGGAATGGAGGTGTGTGGAACAGGGGAGAGAAGTTCTGATTCTAGGGAGATGAAGATAATGTTTGATAATATTGTTGGGGGAGATTATGCCAGAAACTTGCAATTCAAATTCACCAAAAAGAGGGTTTCCGATGAGCTGGAAAAATTTGTCTCTCATGATTTTGTTCCAAGATTTGGAGGTGGGATAGGGATTGATAGACTAATCTCTGCGCTAAGAAAATACAATTTATACGATCAAATTGTCTCCTAGGTTAATAAATGCCTCGAAAGCAAAATATGGAGGATTTATACGATTTTGTCCCATCTTCAGATAATAGGGAACCTTTTGAAACCAAAAATTCCTACACCAAGTATTGTTTTATCATCCTTTGTATTATGTTATTCTTTATGATTGGAACATTTTCATATGTTGTGCTCAAAGGAGTTCCTGTGGTTATCATCAGGTAGAGTTAATTCATTTCAGGTTTGAAATGAATTTGTTCACAATCAGGGGGGATGATACCTTGGAATTATTGTCCATATGGTCCATATTTTTCATACATACCGTTACTAAATTTATCGTAAGATTGGACATAACCTTTAGCTCTATCTTCATATCTACGCCTGGCTGCATTTGATCTGTCATTTAGAAGAAGTCTACTAGTCATAGCAATTTGGGGGTGTATCTCGTTTATCTTTGGATACATATCCAGGGGAAGACTGTAATTGATCCATCCTTTACAATCATAAATAGGGTGGGAAATACCATTGAAACACATGTATTGATTAGAATCTTTTTGGGGCCACATATATTGATCAACCAATGGCTGTTGTCTTGGACAACGAGGGTAATACTTGGGGTGAAGATTTCTATCCATTTGAAAAAACTCAAGTTAATATAAAATACATTTCTATTTGTGGTTTCCGCAAACAAAATTGTTTGATAATAATAATGAAGCCTGCCATTGTCGTATTTGCTATTGTTCTTCTACTTGTTATTGGTTACTACATGAACTGTAAAGTATCCTGTTCCAAAAAAGAGAAACTCACGGGTTATGGTGTTATAAGTGGTTTAGCAGCCAACAATAACCCTCAATATTGTGTTCCCCCAAATCCAAGTATTGGATATTCAGGTGGTTGTTTTATCCCTCACAGGGTTATAGTATAATTTTTTTCAGTATCAGTTTTGATACTGAAAATGTATTAAACAGTCTGAAATTGAGGTTAATTTATTAAAAGAACAACTACAATTTCTTGGTACTTGGGAGTGAGGTTAATTCATTTCAATTTCAATTTCCCATTGAGAAAATACAGAACTTTGTTTCTAACTATAGATCATATAGTCGTGTAGGTAAGGTGGTCTCTGATCT